ATTAGATGGCATTAAGTGATACCTTTTTATTCTTTGGTTTTAATGGATCTTCATTATCATTCCAACGTGAAGATTGTACTGACATAAAAGTTATACCATTCTCTTTTGCTAGTTTTTTTGCTTGATCTATATGATCTTCATTATAATTAAATATAATATATTGCCAAGTTGGTGTTCTTTTTAAATGTTTTTTAGACTCACACATTATATCAAATAACTTTTTACCATCTTGGTTAATTCTGTACTTATGACTTTCTTCAGGCAAACCATCTATACCAAATACCCAACTTGCTGTTGGATGTGCTTTAAAACATTTTACAAAATATTCTTTAGATTTTTGTGAAGCTGCGTTATGTACTTCAACCATAATATTTTTCTTATTCAACATTTTTAATATTTCAGGAAACTTAGGATGATGTACAGGATCAGATAACTGACCACAGAAAATAAAATCTTTATAATAGTCTGATATTTTATCTATCTCATCTAAAGTAAGATCACGCCCTGGTACTTTTTTGCCAAAGTCACGCCATTGTCTTTGTCTTTGACATCTAGGACATTCAAGTGGGCACCTAAAACTTATATCAATATTCAATGATCTTCTACTCATAAAATATTGAATATCTTTAGTTATCTCTAATTCTCTTTGTATTTCAGCTCGTAATTCTTTTCTCATATTAGTTTTAGTAAATTTTTTAATTTATCTTTACTTTGTGTCAGGCAGATCACAGGTCTATTCCAATATACTTTGCCACCATCGTGCTTGTATTTATCCCGTAGATATATAACCTCTTTTTTAAGCCATCTAAACTCATTAAATAAACGAGGTGCAGGATCAAAGTTAGGTTTTGTATAGACATATGTTTCAAACTTACCTAATATGTTTTTAATAGGCACCATTAGATTGTTTAGTTTAGGGTTTATAAATCTGTCGTTATATGTTATGATACCGTGATCAGGATAATTGTGTATGTGTTTTTCTACTTCTCTATAGTATATTTCATTTGTGCCTAAAAACAAATACTTGTATTGTATATCTTCTTTTATAGGTTTGTAGATACTATAATTAATTATCTTTTCAAATTGTTCTCCTACACCATTGACATATACATCATGGTCGCATAAGTCATAAACTTTTTTAGGTTTGAAATATTGTAACGCAATAGGATATTCTCTAATATGATTTTCAGAATATACAGATATAAGATTACCACTAAACAATAAATGTAAAGTTAGAAGTTGATCATTATTGTAAGTATGTTTATTTAAGTATGCTAAAGTCAGCTGACTTCTACCCATAATCAATGTTATATCATTTGACATAGGTGTGTAAAAATCAAATATTACATTTTCATATTTGACATAACATTCATTTAGAGCATTGATATAAGATTGTTCAGAAAATCTATGGTCTCTTATGATTATCAGTTTTGCTTTTACACCTAAATCATTAAGAAAACAACAATGTTCATAACTATAATGTAGAAGGCCATCACCAGGCTTACTTGTACATACTATATTTACATTTTTCATAGTATATTATAACACATTTTATTATATCTGTCAAATAGACGGCACTATTTATTGTCTAAATAACTATATGAGTTACAGTAGATTATTGACATATGGTGATGTAATACCTTTGAAATTTGAGTGTAATGCTGATAGATTACGCCAAGAGATAAAAGAGTTTGAATTTACACAATATAATCCTAGAAAACCACACATACCTAGAAGTGGTTTAAGTATTACAAGTTTAGAAGGTAAATTAGACGGTATTGATTTAGATTCTATAGTTGAGTATAATAAGGAACATAATGTTCATTATACTGAAATGAGTTTTAAAACTTTTACACCTGTATATTATAAAAGTCCAGAGTTGCAGAAAGTCGTTGATCCTTGGAAAGGTCACTTAGGCAGATCACACATATTACACTTGCCACCTGGTGGTTATTTTCCACCTCATAGAGATTTAGCTCGTTATAGAGAAGAACAAAAAAGTATGAGAATATTAGTGCCTTTGAAAGATTGCAATCCACCTGCACTATATTTTGTATATGATGGTCAAGTATTAAACTTTGAATTAGGTAGGGCATACTTTGTAAATACTAATAAATCCCATAGTTTATTTTCATATTTGTGGAGTTATATGATTGTTTTAAATGTTGAGTGTAACGAGACCACATATAAAATTATAGGCGATAACTTCTTACACGCATAAATATTATAAATAGAAGTACAAGTAAATAAGGAGAATTTTTATGAGTTATACAGTACGATTAGTACAAAGCAGACCAAATACAGGCGTTGAATTTTATACTCCTGGTTCTACTCAATTAGATAGATTAGAAGAATGGAAAACTGCTGGCAAAATTATTAGTTATAATTTAAGTAGTCTTTCTGCTGATCAATTGACTAAAACAAGTTCAATTGAATTTAATGCTGAAGGCAATTACACAGAATTTTTTAATGATAGTGTATTTGATGACGCTGCACAGGCAAGAATAGAATATAATACTGCTAACAATATCAGTTATTCTTTAGAAACACCAGAGTAATAAAAAAATGAATACTTTTGTCATGTTATTAGTGGGATTTATCTGGTATCAGTTTATTGCTATGTTTGGTCTATCAATAGGCTTACACAGAAAATTTGCCCACAAACAATTTGAAACCTCTAAAGGCTTTGAAGTGTTTGCTTTGTTTCTTGCCATGTTGGCAGGTAGCAGATCACCATTAGGTTGGGTGGGCGCTCATAGAATACACCACAGACATTCAGATACGGAAGAAGATCCACATAGTCCTAAACATAAAGGTTTTTGGAATGTGTTGATTAATAACTGGAGAGTAAAACAAATACCTAGACATTATGTAAGGGACTTATATAAGAATCCTCGTATAATGTTTTTTCATAAACATTGGTTAAAATTACATATTGCAACAGCAGTTGTAACGTTGTTAATAAGCGTACCATTGTTTATCATATTTGTTTTATCACCTTTAGTTTTAGGTTTCGTAAGTTATGGTATCTTTAATGCATTAGGACATGACGAAGGCAAACCAACTTATAATTGGTTGATAGGAATTTTATCTGCAGGTGAAGGACACCATGATGTTCATCACGCAAATCCTGGGCAGGTACAATTAAGTAAATATGATTTTGCAGGATTAGTTGCTAAAAAACTTTTTACATAATGAATTTAAATGATAAATGATCTAGCGTTTCTTTATTTAGACTTACCCAAATTTAATACCACACCTGATCTTATAGAAAGATTAGAAAGAATAGTAGATGAAAATAGTTTTGACGATAAACATAGAAACTGTCGTCATATACCAATCTATGTAAGTGGTGGTGATACTTTATTAAATGAAACTACAAAACAATGGTCACCAGAAAGTGATCAGTTACCTGAAATTAGATCATACATAGAGAAGTATGTACAACCATGGGCAGGTGATTTAGGTCGTATTGTAGTTATCTGTACATTACCTGGTGAAAAGAATCCAACACATATAGATTGTAGTCGTAAAAACTTTGCAAATAATTGTTTAGAACATAAATTTAGAGTAGTAATAAGAGGTCAAACAGATAATCTATATTTCAATGGGCAAAACGAAAACTATCATATAAATGAAAATATATTACAACAACCTTTTATGATGTCAGGTTATTGGCCTCACACTATGGTTAATAATGATAAGACTATGAAATTTACGTTAGCAATGGGTTCGCCTTGGGATGTAGATAAAGATAATTTACAATATGATAAGTTAATATTAAAGTCATTAGCAAAGTATAAATCATCATATATAGGTAAGTCACAAATGACTATGCCTACTAATATTGATGAGTATTTTTCAGATAGACTCTCAAAATTGGTATAAATAGTAGTATGGCAGCTGTAGCAAATTTTACGATAGATCAAGGAACCACTTTCAGTTCAACTGTAACTGTTAAAGATAGTACGGGAAGTCCGTTAGATTTAACTGGTTATACGGCAACTGCAAAGATGGCTTTGGGTTATGCAAGTACAAGAACACGTACAGATTTAACTATAGCATTTAATTCAGATAGAACGACTGGTGGTGTCACCATGTCACTAACTGCAACGCAAACAGCAGCTTTAGAAGCTCCTGCAAGATATGTATTTGATTTAGATATAACAGATTCTTCAGGAACGGTAACAAGAGTAATTGAAGGTCTAATGACGGTTAGACCAAACGTATAATAACAAGGAGAAATATAACATGAGTAGTGAAGCAA